TAGCTTGCTTTTGCAGATAGCGGAGAGGTTAGACTCTCCAACTGCTCGAGGCCCTGGAAGATTAGGGTTACGACGACGTCTGTACGCCCTCTGTATGCGGCGCGCCGCTATTATTTTCGCACCGTATGTTGGTACGGCAATTTTCGTGTAGCCACCCCTGGCGCGCGCCGTCCGCACCTTGCGTACGTTTCTACGTAAAAACATTCGCGCCGGCATTTTCACGGGTCCGTATCGGTCCTGCGAAAAATTTTGTGGGTCCGAGTGAGGGGGTATATTATTACCCCCCTCACTTCATGCACACTCTCATAAAATACCGAGAGACTTCATGAGTGCACAAAACCAGAATTGGTGCTTTACTCTCAACAACTACACGGATGAGCAGGTGCTTCATTTGCAACTGTTGGCTGAGGACCCTCGTGTCTCGTACCTTGTTATTGGACGAGAAGTTGCTCCCACCACGGGAACGCCTCATATACAAGGCTTTGTCCGATTTAACAGCCGACTACGACTCTCCAGTGTGCGAGCATTGCTGCCTGTGTGTCATTGCACAAGCGCGAGAGGAACTGCAGAACAAAACCGGACTTACTGCATCAAAGATGGCGATTTTGACGAATGGGGTACTTGTCCAGTTGATCAGCAAGGGCGACGATCAGACTTTGAGCGCTATGTCGAGTGGTTGCGAACCCTTGAGTCCGAGCCCTCAGAAAGAGAACTTATCGACCAATGGCCGTCCCTCTATGGCCGGTACCGAAGCGCCCTGCGTCGAATGGCCGGAGAGATCTGCCCGCGTCCCAACCTTCGTGACGGTGAATTACGCGAGTGGCAAACAGCTCTTCTTGCAGAACTTGATGGACCGGCCAATGACCGAACCGTCCGATTCGTCGTCGACAACGACGGAGGACACGGTAAGTCTTGGTTCTGTGGATACGCCTTCTCAAAGCTCGATGGAGTCCAGATATTGGGTCCAGGGAAGCGTGATGACCTTGCTCACGCCGTCGACGTCAGAACTCGGATCTTTTTGTTCAACATCCCCCGGGGAAACGCAGAGTATTTGAATTATGGTCTCCTGGAGATGATCAAGGATCGGATGGTTCTATCTCCGAAATACGAGAGTACGATGAAGATTCTTCTTCATACTCCTCACGTGGTAGTCTTCATGAACGAGCAACCGGACATGACTAAGATGACAGCAGACCGGTACGATATCACGCAGCTTTAGCCCTTACAACGCGCGGGGCGGCGGCTTTTTAGCCGCCGCGCATCGATACATGAGCCCTTAGTGGCTGGATTAAATTCTAAAAGATGTTAGTTCTTAGGGTCTTTGAAGTAGTGAACGATCTTCGAACAGTACTGGAACGATCCAGGAGTAGTTTCGTCCGTGTTTCCATAGGTGCCTCCCCAATAAACAAGGAACATACGCCCGTCCGTTGCGGTGTCGCTTTCTGGGTTCGCGTAACGGATCTGACGCCCGATCTTGGTGTATCTTTTGAGATACCAACCGCTGTTCTTGAGGTTCATAGCCTCTGCTGCACTTTGGGTGCTGTTAGGCGCAAGGATCTTCCTCTTGTGCCAAAGGACGATGTATTCATCGGTGTTGATGTTCAAGGTCCACTTGTCGAATGGCGCTAGTCCCGTTGTGTAGTCGATTTGACGGTTGATCCCGTTAGATCGAAAGAAGGCCGTGTTGCTAACGGCATCTCCAATGTTTGTAGCTTTAGGGCATAGCAAGGCGACGTTGATGTAGCAAGCGCTTGATCCCGATAGGTTCTGGAAATTCAGATCAAACTTGATTCCTCGGCAATTGATCATTCCACGTTCCCTCTGGTTAATCTCTTGTCCGAAACTAACTTGGGTTAGGTCAACGGAAAACAAAATTCCGTTAACTCTTGTCTGTGGAGCTGCATTTTCAGCTAGCTTGCTTTTGCAGATAGCGGAGAGGTTAGACTCTCCAACTGCTCGAGGCCCTGGAAGATTAGGGTTACGACGACGTCTGTACGCCCTCTGTATGCGGCGCGCCGCTATTATTTTCGCA